ATGTCCTGAGCAGCTTGATACTGGGCTGTCGTGTCAATAGCGCCCGCTGCTAACGCGCCACGCTGAGTAAGGTCCATGCCTTGGGTGACGCCTTGAGAGGCCGCTTGGATGTAAGGCTCAAACGCCCCTACTCCCTGTTTGGCAAAGTCAATTCCCTGCAGCTCAGTGCCAGAAAGCGCTGCGGCCTCAACGGCGGGCAGGTTCATTGGCTGATTATAAAGCTCTCGAGCCTCATTAATTAGCCCAAGCTTGTACGCTTCAATTTCTGGCGCTTCACGTACATACTGGGTTGAATACGTCATATCAACCATTGGCGCGGCCCTCTAATTTCTTCATAAGTGCATACATTTTTTTAGCGCCCTTGCGCCGTGATCCGTTGCCCATGTTGCGTACTGCCTTGGCGGTGAATACAAACTCGCCGTCGCTGAGCATTGCAGGAATATCGTCTGACGTGCCAGTGCCCGGTCCGCTTATATGACCGTTTTTACGTGGGTACTTAGAGCGGTCCGCCTCACCACCTTTGGCCGCACCCATCACTGGCTGTGTCTGCTGTGGCCGGTAGTATTGGAAAGGCGACGTGGTGGAGACAGTGTTAACGCCACCAAAACGTAGGCCATAGAGGTCTGGGCGCTGCTCGAGCAGTTGTTGGCCGGGCGAGATGCCCATTGCCATGCTTTCAAAGCCCGGCGGTACCTGTGGCTCTTCTGCCTTGAATCCACCAGTTGCAGCCAACGTGCCTAAGCCAACTGCGGCTAAAGGCCCGTATTTAGTCAATAGGCCCGGACCCTTGGTAAGTTGAGCAAGCCTGTCGGCAATCATTTGCCCCTGAACTGTGTTAGTCGGGACAGCTTGCAAAGCCTGAACAGACTGCTTTGTTTCTCTTGAGATTTGAGCAAGGGCGTCCCTCGGAGACATTGTATTGGCCGCTTCAATACGACTGGGAAGAATCTTGTCCAGACCACGCTGAACAAGACTTTTAGAGCCTTCCTCGGTTACTGTTTCAATGCCTAACTGCCCCGCTGCAGAGGCCTCTCCGGCGACTCCGCGGCCTGCCTCGTAGAATCTAAATCCATCCGCAGGAGCGGCTGCGACAGGGGACGGCATGTTTGTTAGGGTTGCCGCAAAGGAATCGCCCGGCATTACTGTTTCAATGCCAGTGGCTTGAGGAATCGGTGATCGAGTGATTCCTGCAGCAGTGTCAACAGTAGCCGGGAATGACTGGGCCGTGGTCTCTGCTGCGGTTTCCGTGGCCGCTGTACCGAGATCAGGAAGTGTCTGCTCAGGCGCGCCGAATACCGCTTCTTTAGCTCGAGTTAGCTGTCCACCCACTGTAGTAGGACCAGTGTAGCTCCCTGCTTGGAAAGCTTCTGCTCCACCAAACACACCCGCTCCGGCACCGCCAATCAACCCGCCGATGGCACCTGCTTTCAATGCGTCTTTGAGATTACCACCACCCAAAAGAGTAGAGCCTGCGCTGCCAATAAAGCCCGAGACTGCTGCTACGCCGACTGTTGAGCTCACGCCCAACGCGGTAGCGGCAGCCGGCCCGAGGACAAAGGCAAGCGCCAAAGTGGTGACAATTTTACCAACTTTGCTGCTAGCAAACTTCTTAACTGCCTGACCGACTTTCTTGAGTGCCTTGCCTACACCCTTAAAGAGCTTCTTCAGGAAGAACTCAGGCAGGCCAGTATAGGGGTTGATTGTTCCGCTACCGCCCATCTTTTTCAGGACCATCGCCTCACGCGGGGAGATGTGGGCAAGCATGGTGTCGCCGTAGCGGCCCTGCTGTCGCATAGCCTCGGTAATAGGGCGCAGTGTGGCAACGCCACCATTGGCAAAATTCTGTGGGCCCATGGCCATCTCGGGGCCAGAGCTCGCCATGATCTCGTCAACGGCAAGATTAAGCGCTGAGAAGAACTCAGGGTCAAACTGGGGCGGAAGCAGGTCCTCAGGAATATCCTGAGACATGTACTTCATGCGAAGTTCTTGGTACTTCTCAGGGGAGGCTAGAATTTCATCTACCATCGTGTTGAGGACGTCTAAAACCTCACGAGGGAGCTGCAGGTCGCGCAGCTCAGCCTTAAATTCCGCAACGGCCATAGGGTCCGCTTCAGCCGCGGAGCTCAATACCGTTTCGTTAAATTCTGAAGGGGAAATGTCCTGCCTCATCTGCTCAAACGCAGCAAGGTCCTCAGGTCGCATTTCGGCGGGTTGTTGCATTGGGAGTCCCGCTATTCCTCCCGACATCGCTTCTGCCATGTTTTCGTCCTTAGATTGTAGGGGACCACACAGGGTCGCGCGTCGGGAAAACGCGGAATTACGTCAATTATCAACAAATTGTTAGTTTCTGTCTACTTCCATATACGATAAATAAAAATCAACATCCGCTAAACTACTCGTCACTTTCATTATGTCTGATTCTTCCATCACACAAGACACCCCATTGAAGGCGTCCATTGTGCTGTCAATGGCTAGAACAGTGTCTTCAAGTATTTTATAGGGGGTAGCCCCACCGTCAGGGTAGATAGCCAAATTGATGGTGGATGTAGAAGAACCCGTATTAGTGATACGCAAAGACGAAATTACCGCGGTATTCGCCGCAGGAACCGTGTAAATCGTTGTCTCTGTTGCAGCACTTGGAGTTACGTGCTCTCTAAAATATTTTACAGCCATCAGGGCGTCTCCGCAGAAAGCATCGAAACAGTCAATATCACCGAAGCGATTGCCGGTCTTGTTGGGCTAGTGTTGGCCGCTGCCGATTCCAGATAAACCAGTAAACTATCGGACCACCATGCCATCTCAAGGTAGCTATTGGCGGGGTCTGTCACCGTAAAGATACCAGATATATCCGCCACAACGTGACCCCATGTAGTGGCGTTTTTACGTACTGGGACATCATAACGAGTGTTACTAAATGGATAGTTTACGCCACTGTCCTTAGCCCAGAGTTCCATTTCGTGGACAGTATTATCCTCATTAACTCCCTGACAACGCAACGTCACAAAATATTGGCCAGTGTGGTCGAAAACAAGCTTAGAGGCCCGTGATCCGTTGACCGTGGTGCTTGCTGTAAGCTGCGACGTATCCACAACATAGAGCCCTACGCCACCTGTCGTGCCACTGGTTTGGGAGACAATGCGGGTACCCGCCGTGACCCCAGTGCCGGTAAGCGTCATGCCAGAAAGCAATGTGCCTGAGGCGACTGCGGTGACGTCCATTACGGTTCCCGCTGAGCCTGCCCCATCGTCTATCTCAGCAGTAAACTCCGCTTCATGCGACTCAACTCGAATGCCTCGCTCAAAGATAGGTGTATCGTAGGTAATTATATTCTCTAGCGTTGTACCTAAATTGATAAGGTCACTCTGGTTCATCACCATGGCATGAGGCAACTGCACCCCATAGTCTAGCTGAAAACCACGAACGCCCGGCGCGTTTCCCTTCATCCACAGCATCGAGGCCGCGACGTTTTGATCAGGTATAGCCGTGTAGCTCGAGTTTAGCTGAAAGACAATCTGCTCTAATGACCGGATGAGCTGATTGAACTGCTCGGGGCTATACTGACCCGCCGCGGTATCCGGTAGTCGGACGTTCTGAATCTTGCTCATCGCAAACCATCCGGCTTGATGTCAACGCGCATTGTGCCGTAGCGCCAGTTGGTATTGACCTCGTTGCTTGTGATCTTCAGCGCTATCTGTCGCCCACGGGCCCTTGTGTCAACCTTTTGCGTTGTCGGCGTAATAACATACGGGTCCAACGAGCTCGGGCTTGCTGTGGCCTGAGGATACGGGCGCAGGAAGAGGTTAACCGTGAGGTTGCCTTCTTGGTCCTTGAAGTCAGGGATAAACCTGCTCATCAGAAGCATCGTGTCACCGTCTCCGATGTCGAAATAGCCCGAGTCGATAAAGGCCGTAATAGCGCTACCGTCTGCTTGATTGACCCCATCTTCGTGGTTATAAACCAGAGTTCGACCTGCGGTCAGTCCGTAAATAGTGCTTATAGTGTTCTGTGTACTCTCAGGGAGGTATTGTGTGCCAACTGGGTTCTCGAAAGAACTTACGTCCTGCCAAGACGTGCGAGCTAGTGACCCCTCTGACCAGACGTTTTCAACGTAGTTAAATGTCACGCAGCGGTCAATATAGTCAGAGGTATAGCTGCAGTAGAACCACGTCACCTCGTTGAAGTCGGAGTTAAGTGCAGCAAAGACCTTATCTTCCTGTACCAGATTGATGTCGTCAAAGACGTAATCCTGAAGAGTGCAGGGCAGTTTCTTCACAGTACCGTCAAAGACGTAGAATGCCTCGTGGCCCATCCAGAAGGCCAAGCCGTTTACCTCAATCGCAGAATGCGGTCCTAATGCCCCACAGTTAGTGCCAAGTTGTTGAAATCCGAAGGTATAGGGAGGACCTATGTATTGCATACCATGCAAGGAAGTGTCCGTTAAAACCAGTATCTGGCCACGAGATCGAACCGCTGTCTGAATCCTGTTACCGTCAGAAAGGCGTTGGCCGCCTGCGGTGTTAGTGGCTGACTCGACAAAGGTGTTGATGTCTTCTTGGTTAGAGAATCGAACAAATAAGGGGTCCTGAGTGTCAGGGTCCCCTATGGTAGTTTCGGTGCCAAAGCAGATAAGATGCCTGTCTGGGCTAGAAACAAGCATGTAGCTATTAGCTGTTGGAGCCCCTGAAACTAACGTAGCGCGTTGGTCTACTCCGCTATCTGGATTCCATTGATAAAGTCGTCCATCGACAAGCTGCATAAGCAAAACTTGGCCAAAGTTGTCAAATTTCCAAGACCTAGAGGTTAATGTCTCAACTTGGCTCTCTGTCCGTGCAGTGCCCCAAGTCCCTGCGCCCCAAGTACCTGTACCAAAACCAAAGTCAAAATAACTGACATCAGAACCGACATTGATTTGATAAGCGCCTATCACGGAGGCACCCCCATTACCACTGTCTGAGCCGTCTGCATTGACCGGTGCAGTAATAGTGTAAGTGCTAGAGTTCACTACCTCAGTGATTTCCCACTCTGAATTGAGAATTTCGGCGGTGATTTGGCCACCAAGACTCACTGCGCCGCTGAAGGTAACAAAGTCACCTTGGACAGCTCCGTGGTCCGTATCGGTAACAGTAATAATCGCGGAGCCTGAGGAAGCTGAAAAAGTTACATCTCCTGCGGATGTAGTGCTTCTAAGAGGAGTAATATCAAACCAAGAACCTCCCACACTAACGTAGACTTTGCGGTCAGTGCCCGTGGCAAGGTAAGGAGTGCCGGCAAGGTTGTTCCAAGAAAAGGCATCGCTTGCAAACCCGACCAAGTAATCGGCGGTCCCGTTAAAATAGGTCCATCCGCCTATTTTTTCAGGTAGCCCATAACGAAAA